TCAAAACAATTATACGATGAGTCAGGAAAAACAAATTAATGCATTGGCCGAAATACAGGCAAAATTAAAAGCACCCAAAGGGCAATTCAATTCATTTGGGAAATACCATTACAGATCAGCCGAAGATATTTTGGAGGCCGTTAAAAAGGTAATTAATCCAATGGGATTTTCAATTACACTAACCGATGATTTAATTTTTGCTGATGGCCGTTGGTACATTAAATCGGTTGCAGAATTGACTGATGGTATAAGAACATTCAAATCAATTGGTTTGGCACGTGAAGAAGAAACCAAAAAGGGAATGGATGGTTCACAAATCACAGGGGCGGCATCAAGCTACGCAAGAAAGTACGCATTAAACGGATTATTTGCCATTGATGACACAAAGGATTCAGATGCAACAAATGATCACGGCAAATCACAAGAATCAAAGCCACAGGCCAAAACAGGAATGCCGGCACCATCGCAATTTGACATAGAGTTCAAAGAATTGATTGCAGATGTTAAAAGTGTGATTGCAATTGGTGAATTAAAGGGCATCTGGGAAAAATTAACCGATGAGGCAAAAACCAATAAAGAAATACAGCAATTATTTAACCACAGAAAAGCAGAATTATCCATCAAATAAATAAACAACCTATGAAAAACGAATTGATGGCCGTTGATGGCCAAATCCTAGAATTGAGCAAAAAAGAAATCACGCAGTTGGCCGAAAACTTTATGGCCAACGCAGATTCAATTAACACCGTGAAATTGGCGGCACAATTGGCGAAATTCACGCATTTATCAGCCGAAATGGATAAACTATTAAAAGAGCATTTATTTGTTGATCTGCGCCAAAATAAGGATGGCAAATTATCAGCATTTGGTGTTGACTTTTCAGAAATGGAGGGCGGTGTAAAATATGATTATTCAGAAACCGAATCTTGGTGCAAATTACAATTTGAAATTGACCGCTTAAAAGACAAACAAAAAGAAATTGAGGCATTTTGTAAGGCATTGAAATCAAAGGTTTCTATATTGGATGAGGAAACAGGTGAGTTGGCTGATTTTTACCCACCATCGAAATCATCCACAACCACAATCAAAAAAGTAATTAAATAAACAATCTAAATAAAAAATCAAATGGCACGTTTAGTAAGCATTAAAATTGACCTTTCAAAAATTGACAAATCACGCATCTTTGAAAGCCAAAAGACAGGAGCGAAATATCTGGACATCACAGGTGTATTGACAGACACACCAGATCAATACGAAAACAATGGATTCGTAAAGCAGAACACGACAAAGGAGGAACGTGAGGCAGGATTAAAATTGCCAATTATCGGGAATTTTAAATTGTTGAAAATCTTAAATGATCCGGGCGCACCTGTATCGGCACAGCCTATTCAACGTGAAGTCAATCCAATTGAAACAGATGAATTACCATTTTAGCAATGAGAAAAATTGTAGATAGTTACACAACACGGCACGGAGAATTAAGGGCAATTTATTCCGTTGCAACGGCCAATTTAAAGCACAGGGATATTGAAATCGGTGCGGTATATGAATTGGAATACCGGTTGGGGAATCAGGTTTTATTTTTGAAATCCACATTGGATCACGTAACAGATGGGAATCGGACTTTATTTTTTAAACACCCCGATCCAGAACGCAGATTGATTGGGATTCCGATTATGTCAATAATTAGATACGTGAAAAAATGAGCATAGAAACAAAAATTGATTTAGTATTTTATTGGGCCATTGCACAAATGTTTTTTACGATATTAGGTGCATTAATCAATATTTATAATGAAAACAAAAACAAATAAAACAAACGAATTGGGGTATACGTTCAATCAGGTTTGGGCGCATATCGCAAAAGAATTAGAAAATAATTTACAAAAATTAAATAAAATTCAACCTAAACAACAAAAATATGGTAACGTTTCAGCAATATCATCAGGCCAATCCGCATCTTTATGAGTTGTACAAGGCCATTGCAATGCAGTTAATTCAGCAAAATCGCAAGGCAATTGGATCAGGATACATATTCCAAAAAATGCGTTTTGAATTTCAGTTCACCACCAATGGCGATCCATTCAAAATCAACAACAATTTTGCGCCAATGTATGCACGCAAATTTGTTTTGGAGCATCCGCAATTTGGACACCTTTTTAAATTTAAGCAGTTAAAAGGTAGTTTATTAATGTGATTTTGTTACATTTGTAACGCAGGCACGATCTCACAACATAGTGCCAATGGACTTAAAATGCCATCATCTAATGAAACCGAAGTGAGATCCGGTGGATTTATTTGGTGGCTTTTTATATTATGAGCAAATTGATAATCAAAACCAAATATTCGGTAATTCCGAATGACTTGGTAAATAGTGATCAAATATCACTAAAAGCAAAGGGGCTATTTGCATACATCCAATCAAAACCAGATGGGTGGGATTTTAGTGCAGAACGCATTGCAAATCATTTGAAAGAGGGATTGCAATCTGTGTCATCAGCATTGAAAGAGTTGGAAAAAAGTGGGTATTTGGTCAGGGAAAAAAGGCAGAATGAATGGGGGCATTGGGAGGTCGAATACATATTGAATGAAATCCCTGCCATTGAAAACCCTACCTACGGAAACCCGGTGTCCGGAAACCCAACGTTCGGAAACCCGATGCCCGGAAAACCATCAAATAATATAAAGCAATTAAATACAAAACAAGAATACAAAGAAATAGTAAAAACACGGAGGGATGAGATTTTTGATTTGTGGTTTAAATACAAGGCTGAGAAAAAACAACGGTACACGGAAACAGGCAAAGCCACTTTATTAAAAAAATGGGAGCACGTGACCGATGATCAATTGAATGAATACATCAATCATTCGATGGCTAATAATTATTCAGGTATATTTGAAAAATCAGTAAACAACAACAACAATGGAAATTCAACCGGTGAAAAACTTGGCACAAGTGCCGCAAGAATGGAAGCCCTTAGAAATTGGTAAAGGAACAGCTAATTTAATTATTAGAGCGCAAAGCACAGGGAACATCCGTACACGGCCCGAAAATGATTTGAAACAGGTATTGCGGATGGCAATGCTAATGGTGGGCCTACGTGGGGCAAATATGCCAACAGATGAGGAAAAATACGTATTGCTTGCATTCATCAAATCAAATTACGGAAACCAAACACCAGAGGAAATTGCTATTGCATTTGAATATGCAGTTGCAGGCAAATTGAATACTGATTGCAAATGTTATGAGAATTTTTCGTGTGAATACTTTGGCCGGATAATGAACGCATACATTGAATATGCAAGGCAGGAAACAAAGAATGTAAAAAAGCCGGAACCCGAAATTGTCAAACCGATTCCAACGGATGAGGAATCAAAGGCATTAACCATTGCAATAGTTAATTCATACGTTAAAAGGATTGAACATTCACAATATAATGGAGGTGATTTTGAATGGACATTGGGTGGATTGTCACATTTATATGATGATTTAGTAAGATTTGGAATTTGGAAATGCCCTGATATTGATCGGGAATCAATAAAAGCAAGATTAAGACCAAAATTTAATGATGATAAATTATTCAATGCAGAATGCAAATCTGAGGCTTACAAATTGTTTTGTTATAATTTGGTTGAAATGGGTGTAAAATTGGATGAAAACGGACAAATAATTTAAACTATGAATGTGTTATCATTATTTGATGGAATGTCCTGTGGACAACAAGCATTGCAACGTGCAGGATTTAAGGTAGAAAATTATTTTGCATCTGAAATTGACAAATATGCAATTCAGGTGACAATGGCAAATTTTCCAAATACAATTCAATTAGGTTCAGTTGTGAATGTGGATGGATATTCATTGCCAAAAATTGATATTCTGATTGGTGGATCACCTTGTCAATCATTTTCATTTGCAGGTAAACGCAAAGGAATGGCAACAAAGGATGAACAAGAAATTTTGACATTAGAGCATTATTTGCAGCTAAAATCAGAGGGATTTGAATTTGAAGGGCAATCGTATTTATTTTGGGAATATATGCGTTTATTAAACGAAACAAAACCAAAATATTTTTTGCTTGAAAATGTAATGATGGGTGAAAAATGGGAAAAGGTTTTGAGCAAAGCAATTGGGGTGAAACCAATTATGATAAATTCAGCATTGTTATCAGCACAAAATCGCCAGCGTTTATATTGGACAAATATTGGATTAAAGCCATCGGGGTTGTTTGGTGATTTAGAAACCACAATACAGCAACCAAAGGACAAAGGTATTTTATTGAAAGATGTGTTGGAATCAGATGTCAATCAAAAATATTTTATTAATGTTGAAAATAATGACCGATTAAAACAGACATTATTTGGCAATAGATTAGACAGATTGTGTCTAATTGATTTATATAATCAAACATTACATTATGACAAATCAATTACATTGAGTACACGTGTCAGCGCAAGCAACAACACACATATTCATAATCCAATAGTTCATAATATGATGCCACGTTCATCAAAAAGCGGAAAGGGTGGATCCGGCCATCTGAGTCGCTCAGATGGCCGGACATATTGTTTGGACACAGGATTTACAAATGCAATTGAATTATATGGTAAAATTAGGAAATTGACACCCATTGAATGCGAAAGATTGCAAACAGTAGCAGATAATTACACCAATCACGTTTCTGATTCACAGCGATACAAAATGCTTGGAAATGGATGGACTGTTGATGTAATAGTTCATATTTTAAATTATATAAACCTAAACCAATAACCGACATATGAAAAAGAATTTGATTTTAAGCGCAGTTTTTATCACGATTGGATCAATTGTATGTATTGCAATTAATCAGGTCAGAAAGCAAAGGAATGGGGGCAAAAAACAAGTAATTGCCAAACGTTCTGAATTTAGTCAGGCATTTATGATGGACACCTTTGAACCTATTGATGATTTCGAAATGATTTATTTTGATGATCACAGGGGATTGGTTCAAATTAAACAAAACGATAATGGGAAAGCAAACAGCAATTGAGTGGATTGAAACTGAATTATCAAAACTAAATAATGATATTTCTACATTTAAAACATTCAAACAATATCACAAAAAGAGAATATCATTATGGGAAAAAGCTAAACAGATGGAGAAAGAGCAAATAATTTCATTTGCATTAGAATTGCATGAAATTGATCAAAGCAAAACAGGGACAGATATTTTACTTGATGAGGCTTTTCAATTGTATTTTAAAACCTATATAAAATGAGAAACGAACACGAACACAGATTGCAAACGGTGTTGGCCAAATATCTTGATTTGAACAATTACACGTTTTTTGCCATTCCAAACGGTGGATGGAGAAACAAAGCAGTTGCGGCCAAATTAAAGGCTGAGGGAGTGAAAGCCGGTGTGGCTGATTTATTAATCCTATTGCCAAACCAAACGTTTCACGGCCTATTTGTTGAAGTCAAAATTGCAGGCAATTATCAACAGCCAAATCAAAAGGATTTCGAACAGAAAGCAAGGGAATGTGGGTATGAATATATGATTGTGCGTTCATTGGATGAATTGATTGAAAAGCTAAAATACTATGAGGCGCAACGATTTGTGGAACAGGACAAAATTAGTGCCGCATATCGGTCAGGATACATTGATGGCAAACTTGAAAATCAAATGACAATACGATGAAAGTAATATATAAATACAAATTAGAATCAGGCCCAATATGTTTGACAAAAGGGGCGGAAATACTTACAATTCAATTACAAAATGGATACCCTTATATTTGGGCATTAATTGACAATGAGGCTGAAAAAGATTACAAAGTATTAGTAATACTTGGTACAGGTCAAGAAATGCCGGAAAATTTTGATTATAAATACATTGCAACATTTCAACAAAATACGTTTGTTTGGCACGTTTTTGAATTAAATAAAAATTAAACCTATGAACATAAACAGACAAAAGGCCATTGATTGGGCCAACGAAAGAATTGCCGATCCAAATTTTAGTGATCAACCAATCCGTGTAAATGCATGGGAACTGATTCACAATCCAAAATTATTTCTGGAAACCTGTGTGGCCCGGCTTACCTACGGATCAGAAAGGGAAAAAATTGTAGTTTATAACCGTGTGCGAAATTTTAAAATGTTTTATAATGAACTTAATAAATGATGATGAAATATTTGTACACGGTGATATTAAATGTTCCGATCCATTAACACGAGAGGAGGCAAGCGAATTGATTCAAGAAATACAGGAATTGATGATATTCCATAAAATTGTGAAAATTGATTTGTGTATTGATCCATACAAATTTCCACGTGAATTGTTAGACATAGGCAAATCATAAAAATACAAGGCAATAAATGTCCAGAATTAACAAAAAAACAAACCGATGAAAACTACAAAAGACAAAATACGTTTATTAACATTCTTTGCATTGTGCCAAAATATGTTGGATTTTATTGATGGATCATGGCACGGTCATCCGGCAAACAAACAGGCCGTAAAGATGGTCACAAAACAAATGGTCAGGGAGTTGGAAAAAACAATGGCCATATTATTCCCACCAAACAGAAACGATGATCCGGAATTGCCTGATGCATTGGATACGTTCCAAAATGCTTGCACAGCAATGGAGTCATTTTTTATGCTTGGGATGGAAATGGATCAGATGGATCAAACAAAGAAAGATTCGTTGAATACACAGATTAATATTTTACTAAAATCATATGGGATTGATACTTGGGAAAAACCAATGTCAAACCTATGGAAAGATTAATTAATTTTGTTGCGCAGTTGGGTGATGAATAACTGCCGGATCAAAAGCACATATTTACCTAATCAATACAAAATGACAAATGAGAGCCGTGAAATGGTGGATCATCCGCAACATTATCAATCTGTTGGAGGCATCGAGGCAATTGATGTAATCGAAGGGTTTAGCCTGAATTTTAATTTGGGGAACGCAATCAAATATATTTTGAGGGCCGACAAAAAAGGCAACAAGAAACAGGATTTGGAAAAATCCCTGTGGTATATCAAACGAGAATTAGACAAATTTCAGGGATGATTGAAGAAATAAACATCAAATTGGTAATTCCACATCCAAACAATCCCAGATTGATTAAGGATGATAAATTCAAAAAATTGGTTAAGTCAATTAAGGAGTTCCCTGAAATGTTACAATTGCGCCCAATAATCGTGGATGATAATTGTGTGGTGTTAGGTGGGAATATGAGATTGCGAGCCTGTATTGAAGCCGGATTGAAGCGTGTGCCAATTATTAAGGCATCGGCATTGACACCAGAGCAGCAGAAACGTTTTATCATTAGCGACAATGTTGGATTTGGTGAGTGGGATTGGGATATTTTAGCCAATGAATGGGATCAAGATGAATTGATTGATTGGGGTTTAGATTTGCCTGTGATGGACATTATTGATGCAGGAACGGCAGATGAGGATGATTATGATGCACCGGAAGGCGGATTAGAAACAGATATTGTTTTGGGTGATTTATTTGAAATTGGGCCACACAGATTATTATGTGGTGATTCAACGAGCAGTGATGCAGTTTCTAAACTAATGAATGGGGAAAAAGCAGATTTAGTTTTTACTGATCCACCTTATGGAGTTAGTTATCAATCAAATTATAGAACAAAATCAGAAAAGTTTGATATTCTAAAAAATGATGATGTTTTTATTACTGAATGGATTAATAATTTACCTTTATTTTCAAAAGGTTTTGTATTTGTATGGACATCTTGGAAAGTATTAAAACAATGGATTGAATTTTGTGAACCAATTGGTGATTTATCAAATATTATAATTTGGAACAAAGGAGGAGGTGGGATTGGTGATTTAGAAAAAACATTTTCAACAGATTTTGAGGTGGCACTATGTTATCATAGAGGTGCAAAAATTATTGGGAAAAGATTGGGTAGTGTTTGGTCAGTTGGCAAAGATGGATCTTCGACATATTTGCATCCTACACAAAAACCTGTTGAATTGGCTGCAATGGCTATTCAAAACATATTAGAGTTAAATAAAATATGTCTTGATTTATTTTTAGGTTCAGGAACAACAATGGTTGCATCACATAAATTAAGCAGGAAATGTTACGGGATGGAACTTGATCCAAAATACTGCCAAGTAATAGTTGACAGAATGAAAAAACTTGATCCGAGTTTAGTGATTAAGAAAAATGGCGAGATTTACGAATCAGATAAATAAATTATGGCAGTACCTAAAAGTGTGACAAAACTAAACAAAAAACGTATGTTGGAGGCTCTTGAAAAGTCTTTGGGAATTGTCACATCCGCTGCAAAGATTGCAGGCATACATAGGGCGCAGCATTACGAATGGATCAACATTGATCCAGAATACAAAAAGGCAGTTGATGATTTAGCTGATATGACATTGGATTTTGCTGAATCGCAGTTGCATAAGCAAATCAAAGATGGCAACACAACAGCTACCATTTTTTATTTAAAGACCAAAGGCAAAAAGCGTGGATACATTGAACGCACTGAGGTTGTACACGAAACCGGCATAGAATCTGCCATAATAGAATGGACACCGGCACAAATAGAAAACGAATAGCGCAGAAATGCAATATTCAGTTTTATCAGACATTAAACAGCACCAAAAGAATCAAAGTTCATCAGGGCGGTACACGTTCGGGAAAAACCTATGCCCTGTGCCAATACCTAATCTATAAATTAACATCATCACAGAAACCGTTGGTGATCTCGATTGTGCGTAAAACATTGCCGGCATTAAAAGGATCGGTGATGCGTGATTTTCTCGAAATATTAGACACGTTGGGCATTCTTTATGTGGGCCAACACAACAAATCCGAAAACACATACACGTTTGGCAATCACGTTGTGGAATTTCTTTCAGTTGATGAGCCACAAAAAATCAGGGGTAGAAAACGCAATATTTGCTATTGTAACGAGGTAAACGAATTAGATCACGAAGATTTTCGGCAGTTATTAATGCGTACAACGGATGAAATGATTTGCGATTTTAATCCATCCGATCCTGTGCATTGGATTTATGATGAGGTCATCACACGTGATGATTGTGATATGTGGATCACAACGTATTTGGATAATAAGTTTTTGCCGGATGAGTTGGTGAAAGAAATTGAAAGATTAAAAGCTAAAGATCCGGATTATTGGAGGGTGTACGGTGAGGGGAAACGTGCGGTGTTTAGTGATCGCCAGATATTCCCTAATTGGCAATTCATTCCAAAGGCAGAATTTCCTGAATTTGATGATGTGTTTTATGGCCTTGATTTTGGATTCAGTCACGATCCAACGGCCATTGTACAATTGGCAAAGGTTGGTGATAAATTGTACATCCACGAAATTATGTACAAAAAGGGAATGACAAACAGGGATATTGCCGATTTCCTAAAAGAAAAAAAACTAAATGAACACATAATTTATTGCGAATCAGCAGAACCGAAATCAATTGAGGAATTGCGACAGATGGATATTTTGGCAGTTCCTGCAATAAAAGGTGAGGGATCAATAAAGGCCGGAATTAGTTTATTAAAGGAACACGAGGTGATTTGTTCATCTGAATCACAGAATTTGCACAATGAATTCCAATTTTATTTTTGGGAGCAATTAAAGGATGGAACGATTATAAATAAGCCAATAGACAAACACAATCACCTAATGGATGCAATTCGATATGGGGTTTATACTAAATACAAAAACCGTTCTGATTTTTTTGTAGTTTAATTCGTTATTTTTGAGAAAAAAAAGCAATACAAATGGCATCAATCATTGATACATTCAAACAATCCATTGCCAAAGCATTATCAAGCGGCACAAACGAGGCATATAATAAACTGATATACACGTGGCTAGGCACGAATATCATAATGAATGAGGATAATGATTCCACATACATTCGTGATGGTTATCAACGTAATGCCACCATTTATTCAATCATTAACCTGATTGTTAAGGCAGCCACAACAATCCCTGTTTCTGTTTACCGTGTCACAAACGAAGGCACAGCAAAACAATACAAGGCAATGACATCAGGTGTAATGGATGGCCATGCAATATACAAGGCCAACATATTACGAAAAAGAGCATTTGAGGAAATCAAAGATTCGGATTTAGAGGCATTATTAATGCGCCCAAACCCAGAACAATCATTTTCAGCGTGGTTGGGTGAAATCGTTGCATTCGGTAAATTAACCGGAAACCGTTACATCTACGGCATCGGGCCAGATTCAGGGCCAAACGCAGGCAAATTTACGGAGTTGTACAATTTACCATCACAATTAGTTGAAATCGTTTCAGGTGGTGTGATGGAGCCGGTGGCAGGGTACAAAATACAATATAATTCAATGATTGAGGTTGCACCTGAATACATTTGCCACATCAAAGATTTTAATCCGGATTACGACAGCAGCGGTTCAAACCTATATGGCCAATCACCTTTGCGTGCCGGCCTGCGTGTTTTATCGGCCAACAATGAAGCCGTAACCACCGGATTAAAATATTTACAGAATCAAACATCACGTGGGATGTTAATTTCAAAGGATGGTAATTTGACTGAGGTGCAAGCACAGGCACTAAAAGACAAATTCCGAAAAAATTATCAGGGTGCAGGAAACGCAGGGGATGTGATAATCACACCAAAGGATTTGAGTTGGGTGAATTTCGGTTTGTCAGCATCTGATTTGTCATTGATTGAGCAGTACAATGGAACGGTGAAGGATTTGTGTAATTTATACAACATCCCTGTGCAGTTGCTAAACAACACAGATGCATCCACATACAACAATATGAAGGAAGCTAAAAAGGCATTATATCAAAATGCCGTGATTCCTGAATTGATTAAGATACGTGATGAATTAAATAGATGGTTGGCACCAAAGTACGGCAAAGAATATTTCATTGATTTCGATTTCACCGTAATCAGCGAAATGCAGGAGGAAGTGGACAAATTGGTGTCACAATTAGCAGCAGCGTGGTGGGTTACACCAAACGAGAAACGTGATGCAATGAATTACGCTATGGACACAGAAAATGCGTTTATGGATGATTATTTCATCCCGGCTAATTTAATGGCACAGAATCCATCAATGCCATCATTGGAGAATCCAAAGTCATTAGATATTCAGTATTCAACAAAGGCGGCATCAAATGAAATGTATGATGACTATCCAAAGAAAGCATCATTGAATGCACAAAAGATGTTGGATTGGAAACAGGAATACCCGGATGAAATTCGTGGAGGCACAGAAATTGGTTGGACACGTGCAAGACAATTAGCGAACCGTGATGAAATCAGCCGTGATATTGTCAGCAGAATGGCACAATTTAATCGCCATCGCCAAAACGCAACGATTGCGGATGAATATAAAGATACCCCGTGGAAGGATGCAGGATATGTGGCTTGGAACTTATGGGGCGGAACTGAGGGTGTTGATTGGGCAATCAAAAAAATAAAGGAAATAGATGCCGTTACCGAATCCTAATAATGGCGAAAGCCAAAATGATTTTATGGCCCGTTGTGTTGTTGATCCTAATATTGTCAATGATTTTGGCACTATTGATCAGCGTGTGGCGGTATGTAGCAATCTATTTAATCCACAGAAAGAAACAAAAGCGCAGGATGATTGGGAAAACGATTTTGAAAACCAATTGACCAAAGCAGAACGCATATCAGTTCGTGATTTTACTGAATTTTATAAGTCCGAATACAATGATGCCATTGACCTATTTTTAAGAGTTAAGGCAATGACACCGGCAACAGCACAAGGGTTTTTTCAGGACAGCAAATATGTTGGAATGTACGAGGGGATGTATTCAAAAATAGGTTTACAATTTGCAAATTGGTATTCCAAAAACGTGCAGAAATATATGCCAAAAGCAGATCCGGCTAATATGCAATCTATTTGGGCCAACGCATTTGCATTTATGGGGAATCAGGTGGCAGGGCAACGTGTCACGTTAGTATCGGCAACAGCACAGGCAACATTGACAAACACAATTCGCCAATTTATGTCCGATCCTGTTTTTATGTCATCTGGGGAGGTTGTACAATCAAAAATGTTGCGACAAAAATTTGATGGGTTGGCTGATTATCAAGCACGCAGGATTGTTAGAACGGAGGCAACAAACGCAGCCAATTATGCAACGGAACAGGCGGCGGTCAATTTGTTTGCCGGTCAGGATTTAACTAAAACTTGGCGATCTGGATTTGATGCAAGGGTGCGTGATGCACACAGGGCAGCCAATGGACAGGTTGTTCCATTTAATAGCAAATTTTCGGTTGGTGGGGAGTCATTACAAAGGCCGGGCGATCCTAATGGATCAGCAAGCAATGTAATTAATTGCAGGTGTTCAATGATTGTATTACCAAAAGCAAATGCAAACACAATTGGTGAGCCAATTACAGACATTGGATTTGGTATTGCACAGGCAACCATAATTGATGCAATTAATAGTGCTGAAATAATAACAGGTGCAACAGGTGCAATTGTGGCTGAGGAAAATTTGGGCGGATAAAATTAATTTTTGTATTCCGTTTTCTAATTAGCAATTTGACTAATTTTGAGCAAAAGAAAGGTTATGATTTACAAACAAACATCCATTGGGATTGATGACATTGATGAGGCAAACGGTATTGTTTCTGGATATGGTTCAATTTTCGGCAATATTGATTCAGATAATGACATCATTTTGCAAGGTGCATACACCAAAACATTATCTGAAAACGGATCACGTGTAAGATATTGCAATCAACACAGAATTGATCAGCCATTAGGTAAATTCACAGAATTACGTGAGGATGGCACAGGATTGTATTTTGTTGCGGAAGTTCCAAAAACAAGAATGGGTGAGGACATTTTGTTGTTAATGAAAAACGGTGTGATCACGGAAAATTCTGTTGGTATTATGCCAATTGTAAAGAATTACAGACAGGATGGTGTGCGTGAATTGAAAGAGGTGAAGTTGTACGAAATTTCTTGCGTTACATTAGCCGCAAACCCAATGGCATTGATTACCGATGCAAAGGGGGAAATCAATCAAGAATTATTGGCAAAACGTTTTGATGTTTTAGCCAAAATGATAAAAAAAGAAAACGTATCCGATGAATTAGGGTATGCAATCGAAGGTGAGTTGATGAAATTAAAATCATTGTTTATTGATGTTACCACACGGCCGGCAGAAATTGTCACCGTGCCGGAAGTTAAACAGGTTGAGATTTCCGAAATATTTTCATATTTAAACAAACAAATTAAGTCAAAATAAGATGACAGAAGAAATCAAAAATCAATTAGATGAATTGAATTCAGCTATTGATAGCCGTATCGCAAAAGCGGAAGGCCAAGCAGTTGCATCAGCAACAGGAAAAGCGGATGAGTTATTAAAATCCGAAATCAAGAATTTAGAAACTAAATTCACAGAAATCCACAGCCGTATTGATGCAGCAGAAGTTGCAGCAAAGAAAACAGCATCAGGAGCAAACGCACAATCATTCAAACAATCTTTGATTGATGGTATCACAAAGGGTGGTTTAGATGGTTTAGTAAATGGCAATAGCCGTTCAGCTAAATTTGAGATCAAAGCAGGTGATATGACCGTTGCAAACAATTTCACAGGTGAGGTAATCCCTGCGCAATATGTTCCGGGTATCAAATACGATCCAACTCGTCCTGTACACGTTCGTCAATTATTGGCGCAAGGTTCAACAACATCTGAGGTTGTTCGTTACGTACGTGAAACAGCATATGACAATGGAGCAGGTGCAGTTGCACAAGGATCAACATTGGCTGAATCAGATTTCGATCTTTCAGCAATCGATGCAAACGTTCAGAAAATCGGTACTTATTTCCGTATTTCTGAAGAAATGTTAGCAGACACGCCACAGCTAACATCATATTTGGCAGCACGTGCGCCAGAGAAATTATTGACTGTTGAAGATGCACAATTGCTTTATGGTAACGGTACAGCACCAAACATCAGCGGTATTTCTACATCAGGTGCAACAGCGTTTGCAGCAGGTGCATTTGCGGATACAATTACAGCAGCAAACCAATTTGATGTTTTAACCGTAGCAATCAACCAATTAGCATTGGTTAATTATCGTCCTGATTACATTATGTTGAACCCAACAGATTTTTCAAAAATCTTGTTATTAAAGGCGACAACAAACGAGTATTTAAAAGATCAGGTTTACGCAGGGTTACAGCCACAATTCTTAGGAATTCCGGTTGTTGTAAATACAGCGGTAACAGCAGGAACATATCTTGTTGGAAACTTTGCAATGGCTACTCAATTATGGGTACGTGAGAATCTTTCATTGGAGTTTTTCCGTGAGGATGGAACAAACGTACGTGATGGTTTTGTGACGGTTCGTTTGGTAGAGCGTATTGCATTAACAAACTACGCACCACTTGCAATTGTGAAGGGTGTATTTGCAACGGACATCGCTGCAATCGGAGTTTAGTTTTAATACAATTCCAAATTAAGAGAGGCCACCTAAATTTTGGGTGGCTTTTCTTTTTATATTTGTTCAAAAAATAGCACAATTATGGGCAAAGTTTTAATGAAAAAAACGGTATTTGATAACAAATCAGGATACCACAAAGCCGGTGAAATTGTAACATTATCGGCCGATGTTGAAAGACATTATTTGGCAAATAATTTTGGCACAAAGGTTGAAGATCAGCCAGAAGTTATTGCACCAATTGTGGAGGCCGTAGAGGTTGAAACAAAAGAGGAAAAAATAGTTTACAAGACAAAAGGCAACAAAGCAAAAAAGGATGCGGCAGATCAAGATTAATGATGTAATTGGTGTTCCAATTATTTCACGTGCAGATGCAAAAAATTACATCCGTATTGATACAACGGCAGATGATACGTTGATTGATATGATGATTGAGGCAGCGCACACAGCGGCTGAAAATTATATGAGCCGGGATATTATCGCAAAGGAACGCACATATTATTTGGATTATTCTGATTCAGGTTTTATTGATGTTCCATTTGGGCCGGTGGCATCCGTTGATGATGTAACGGTCAAAGATGTTGCGGTTACATTTACCGTTTACGGATTAGGCGATCCAATTGTGGAAATAACCCCATTAGGAACAAATATTAAAATTGATTTTACAACGGAGGGAATGAGTGATGGCCTATTGAAACAGGCATTGTTAATGATGGTTTCCACATATTATGATAATCGTACAGATTTCGTGACAGGAATGACCGTGAATGAAGTTCCAAGCGCATCCGCTAAATTATTGGATGGCATAAAATCTGTATTTATCTAATGGCAACAAGCAACAACGCATCAATTTTAAAACAACGGATTCTGATTAAACGTTTATCACGCACATCAGATGGATTTGGTGGCACAACACCGGGGGGATATGTTACCATTGACACCGTATGGTGCAGGGTAGAGGAAACCAAAGGGCCAATTGATGAAAGAATGGGAATCAGGTTGAAATCAACGGAAATTGAAATCACTATCCGAAAGGAAACGGCTGATTTGATTGCCAATGAAGATGTGTTGCAAGTTGAGGGATTTTCGGCATTGTATCGCATCAATTCTGGATTCCAAACGTTTGAGAATTTTTGGGTTAAAATGACAGCCACCAAAATTGAGGGATAATGGCAAAGAAAAGCGGTGTTGATTCGAAGCAATTAGCCGATTTGCAAAATAAGATTGAACAATTAGGCAAATTATCCAAACAGGAATTGTCTAATGAATTAGTAGATACAGCAACGTTTATGGTTGCAGGAATGAAAACAGATGCCCGACATAAAACCGGAAATTTAAGATTAAATATAGGATTTGAAAGGCAAAATCAAAATACGGTTGTTGTTTTTTCGAAAGCACCATATTCCCCATATGTTGAATTTGGAACAGGCAGAAACGTTGATTTACAACATTTAACAAGGCTTGGATTTCCTGCATCATATGCTGCCCAATTTAAAGGCAAAGGGATTAAGAAAGTAAATTTGCCGGCACGGCCTTTTTTCTTTACAAATTTGCGTAAAGAATTAGGCGATTTAAAAAATAGGTTAGAAACCAAAATTAAACAATTGACAAAATAATGTTAGAACCGATACAATTTATCCGTAAGGCAATTATCACACGTTTGACAAATAATGTGGTGATTGGTGGTGTGACATTTGGTGTTTATAACCGTGTGCCATCAACGGCATCTTTTCCGTACATTTTGGTGTATTCTGTTTCATCCGATGAAACCGATTTTAATCAATCATCATATATCACAGAAACAATCACACGGATTGAGGTGGTGACACGTTTTCAATCTGATTCAGGCGGTGAAATCACAGCCAACAGCGCAATCAATAGAATTTTAGAATTAATTAGAACACGATCAAACGGATATTTTGATTTATCAGCGGATGGATTTAATGTATTTACGTGCGTAAAGGAGTCATCAACGTATATTGTGGATGATGAACCAGATCACACGTATTTTCGTGGTATTTTAGAAATAAGCAATAAAATCCAACAAACAATTTAAAATGGAAACAAGGGATGCCATTATTGGCCTAGCATCATCAACCGTCACGGCATTTATATCGTGGATATTAGGGAAACGCAAAGAAAACGCGGACATCAGTACAATACAATTAGAAAATTCCCAACGTGTGATTGATATGGTAACCCAAATGAATGAAAAGTTGGAAGCGAAAGTGGATCAATTAAGCAAAAAAGTTGATGAATTAACGGTTGAAATTGAAAACCTGCGTGAAGAAAATCACAAATTAAAGCACGGAAAACCTGCAAAAAAGAAAGAGGAAAACGAATAATGAAAGATCAAATCACATTGGATAGAATCAAATTGATGCACCCGAAATTACGTGCTGAGGTTGGAATTATTTACGATGAAATTGTGAACGCATTAAGAGGCAAAGCATTTTGCAGATTTACACACACATTACGCACATTTAAGGAACAAGAGGCAATATATGCACAGGGCAGAACAAAGCCCGGCCCAATCGTTTCAAAGGCAAAACCCGGTTTGAGTTTACACAATTACGGATTGGCAATTGACATCGTTTTGATTGATGGCAAATCTATTTCGTGGGATATGAAAAAGGATTTTGATGGGGATGGCAAAGCAGATTGGATGGAGGTTGTGGCCGTGTTCAAAAAGTACGGATGGGAATGGGGTGGTGATTGGAAAAAATTCCCAGATGCGCCACATTTTCAAAAAGCATTTGGAAAAACACCATCGCAATATTTAGCATTGTGGAATGCTAAAAAAGTGGATGCAGATGGGTATGTGATTTTGTAGGTATATTTAAACGCATATAAAATTCAACAAATCATTATAATCATATCCAAAAGCATATAAAATGAAAAAATTCCTAATCATCGCCATTGTTTTGTTTGCAAGTTGCAAACCATCAAAAACAATTATCAAAGAAAATACGATTGTTAAATACGATACAATCCACACATCGGATGTGATTTATAAAACAAAGGCAATCCGTGATTCAATTATCATTGAAAATCCGTGCGATTCTACCGGCATTTTAAACAAGTTTTATTCAAAATTTGTAATACCACAAGGCACAATCACATTGCGTTCAGCACGTGGCAGAATTGAGGCCAAAATCGACATTGATTCAATCGAATCTGTGTACAAATCTAAATACCAATTGTCAAAGTCGGACAATGTTCGAATTTCAAACAAAGAAGTGATAAAAAATGTAGTGCCTGCGTGGGCCATTATTACCATCTTTTTTGAATCGGTCATCATTATCGGATACGTGTTTTATAAAATGAGGCTATTTATTTTTTAACTTGCATTAAAATAAGCAGGTAGAAAATGGCATCATTAACCGGTCAATTAGTAGCGGAAACATACAAAGCATTGTTAAAAACCATTGACAATGACATCCTAACAGCAAGCGAAAAGCAAATCACAGATGGATTAGGTGGCGGATCAAATGTTTTTATTGATTCACAGGGGTTTTTAAGAGCAAACAAATTTAAGGTCACTAATGGTTTAGCAACGCAGTTTTTAAAGGCGGATGGATCATTGGATGCAAATACTTATTTGACCGGCATCACAAGTTCACAAATCATCACGGCATTAGGGTACACACCTGTTCCGACAACACGTACATTGACAATCAATGGCACAACTTATGATTTGAGTGCAAATAGATCGTGGACGGTCGCAGGAACGGCAGCCGTGTGGGGTAATATCACAGGCACATTGTCCAATCAAACAGATTTACAAACGGCATTAAATGCCAAATACAATAATCCAACCGGTACAATTTCACAATACATTCGTGGCGATGGTTCATTGGCTACATTCCCAACATTGCCGGGAGGTTTGCCAACAGGTGGAACAGCCGGCCAAATTTTGGCCAAAATTGATGCAACCGATTACAATACACATTGGATTGATAATTTTGCCACACAAACCAAAAATGAGGTCAAATTAGGCGCAACATTAGCTAAAGGCACAGCGGTTTATGTTTCTGGATCAACCGGTGGCAGCGGAACAAATATGATTGTGATGGCCGCATCAAATGCAAGTGAGGCATTAAGTTCAAAAACGTTTGGTTTACTTGAAACAGGTGGTGTGACTAATGATTTGGTAAAATGTGTGACATTCGGATTATTAGCCGGATTGGATACATCAACAGCACAGGCAGGTGATCCGGTTTGGTTGGGTGTTAATGGTGCATTATTGTTTGGTTTAGCCAATAAACCCGTTGCACCTGCTAATATGGTTTATATTGGTGTTGTGACACGTGTACAATCAAACAATGGTGAAATATTTGTAAACGTTCAAAATGGATTTGAAATTGAGGAATTACACGATGTGTTGATTCAATCAAAAGCCAATAATGAGGGTTTATTTTACGAATCATCCACAGGATTGTGGAAAAATAAAAGCATTGCAACGGTGTTAGGTTACACACCACAGGCGCAGTTAGATGGGACAGGATTTGTAAAAGCATCAGGCACAACGATTTCATACGACAATTCAACGTATTTAACCACGACAGATGCAGCAAGTACATATCAAAGATTGGACAAACTTGCATCCTCTTTATTTGCGAGTGCTACCAATTACCCAAACAACAATGCTGTAATTGCAGGTTTAGCATTGAAGGCAGACGCAGCAAACCCAATATTTACCGGATCGATGAATATTGTTGGTTTAGAATCAAGAATTAATTTTTATGATGAAAATAGTCTTAGAAAATATTTTATCGGGTATAATTCAGGCCAATTATCTATTTACCAAGATGCAGGATCAGCAACAAGATTTTACATAAATTCATCGGGGGAAACATTCATACCGGGAACACTTACCGTTGGATCAGTAATTAAGGATGGAGGCACAGCCACACAATTTTTAAAAGCAGATGGATCAATTGATTCAAGCACCTATGTTACATCTACGGCATTGGCTGATTATTTATTAATCACAACAGCGGCATCAACATATCAGCGATTAGATAGGATTGCATCGTCATTATTTGCAAGCGCAACAAATTATCCAAATAACAACGCAGTCATTGCCGGATTGGCTTTAAAAGCGGATGCCGCAAATCCTGTATTTACAGGATCAATGAACATTCAAGGGTTAGAATCAAGAATTAATTTTTACGATGAAAACAATTTAAGAAAGTTTTTTATTGGTTATAGTTCGGGACAATTGTCAATTTTTCAAGATGCCGGATCAGCAACAAGATTCCAAATAAATTCAAGCGGAAACATAACAACAGGTGTTAACAATACAATAACATCTTGGGGTTTTATCAAATCTGGTGGCACATCAAGTCAATTTTTGATGGCTGATGGATCGGTTTCAACCGGGCCTGCAAATGGAATTACAGGAACATTGACATCAGGATTTATCCCAAAGGCAACAGGTGCAAATATATTAGGTAATAGTATTATTTCTGAGGTTAGTTCAAAAATCAGTATTACATCATCATCTGCTTATGGTTGGATATATTCAAACGATGTTAATCATAGTATAATTTTGCGTGCAGATAGAAATGGAACGGTTTTAAATTACACTAATTATTATCAATATGGAGGTACATTGGCTGATGGGTTAGGTCATAAATTTTGGACAGGAGGCGATTTATCAATTCAATCATTAAGATTTCAAATTGCAGATAATGGTGTTTATGTTGCTAATAATTTATTTGTAGGTACAACCACAGATTCAGGGTACAAATTTGATGTAAACGGAACAGGAAGATTTAGTGGGTATTTATATGCTGATGGTTTAAGAATTGCAGGTGGAGATACAGGGAATACAATTTATGCAGGTAGCCGAAATATGGGAATCACGGCTGAATCAGGATATAATATTTCAATTGGTAGAGTAAGTAATACAACCGTAGGATTAAATATTAGAACAGATACAGGTAATGTTTCAATAGGTACATCTAATACATCAAGTAGATTTAATATTAAAGGAGATAGCAGTAATTCACAAATTGAATTTAATAACTTTTCAACAGGTCAAAATTACATTCTTTCTTATGATAGAGTTGCAAATGCATATCGAGATTTTATAATTACAACAAATGCAAATAATAATGGATTATCAGTTACTACATCGGGTAATATTGGAATTGGAACAATTACTCCTGCTAATCAATTATCAGGTACAAAAGGATTGTCAATTTTTGATTCAACAAATGCGGCATTAGGATTATCAAATGGAACTAATCATTGGTTGAATTATTTAGGAGGTTCACAATACAGATTTTGGAATAATACATCCAACGAGGTGATGGTTTTACATCTTAATGGAAATGTAGTAATTGGAAATGGAACAATTGATGCAGGCGGATATGGTAAATTAGCAGTTGGCGGAGGCATTAGAATTTTAGATGATAAAAATGCTAAATTAGAAATTGGCAGATATTCAAGTGGGGCATCAAATTCATATATTAAATTAGGAGCAAATTCAAATTCATTAAGAATTACAAACAATACTGATACAATTGATATATTTACTTTAACAAATGGCGGTTTAGTTGGCATAAATACATCTTCACCATTTAATTTTGGTTCGGGTAGTGGAATGTTAGATGTTCGATCGCAAAATACAGGATCTGTTTCAGGGGTATTTGTAAGCAATTCAGATGCTACTGCAAGACTTACGATGTATATTAATCCAAATGCAACAGCAACATTTGGCACATCTACAAGTCATATTTTGCAAATTGTAACTCAAGATGTCGAAAAAATGAGAATTACAATTGGCGGAAATATACTAATTGCAACAACCACCGATAATGGTTCTAAATTTCAAGTAAATGGAACATCTTCATTTTTAGGCACAACGGCATTACACGATAATCAATTACGTGTTAGGGCAATGAGTGATCCAAATCACGCAATTGTTTATAATGGTACAATTAATGGCCCATTATCATACGGATATTTTGGTGCAGGTTTAGGATATACGGAAGGCGGTTCAGCAAATATTACATTGATGACATATCGTGGAAATGCAATGGTTGGTTATACATCGGATCAAGGATACAGATTAGCAGTTAATGGATCAGTTTTGGCAACAGGATTTTTTGAATCATCTGATTTAGAATTAAAAAACATTTCAAAAAAATACGATTCAAATGATTTTGGTGCAATTGAATTTAATTGGCTTGATGAAAGAGATGCAAAAAATCATTGGGGATATATTGCACAGGATGTTCAGAAATTTTTACCTGATGCAGTTGTCAAAAATAAAGATGGATTTTTAGCCGTAGATTATAATCAAGCACATACATATAAGATTGCGCAATTAGAAAAACGTGTGGCTGAATTAGAGGCACAATTAAATTTGAATTAATATGCAATGGATAAATGTGGCATCCAATCAAACGTGTTCGTGGGATAGTTTACAAAATGCCTGCGATAACGGATATTTTTTGCAAATATTACCTATGCCACCATCAGGTGTTCCGGCAAGCCGTTGCGTTCGAAAGGAATTAATACAATCGTACATTGAAATTCAACCCGGCCCATTGGTAGGTGTGCCAAACAATGAATTGGTAGTAAAAAGCCAATTGGTAGGGGTTACATACACATATTATCAATTGACACCTTGCGATGGTGGTGCAGGTGCGTGGACACGTATTTCCCCAACACTAGGGGTTGGCCAACGGTATATTTTGCCCGGTTTTACTAATCGGTTTTTTTATTACAATGGAATATCGCAAGGGCCACAAACAAACGTTCCATCTGGATACAACGGATCAATTCAAATTGTAAGTGGTTCAACGTATTGCCCATAATCAGTATATTTGCATATTAAACAACCAAATCAACATAAAATGAAAAAGAAGTACGCAGAAATTATTGTTTTGTCACGTGTATTGAGCCATTTTGCCGGTGATCAAAAGACAAAGGCACAAAAGAAATTGGCTAAAATCAACGAGAAATTAAAGCCATATTTGGATAAATACGATGAACAAGCAGAGGAACACAGATTGGAATTTGCATCTGTTGATAAGGACAACAATCTAATTTTGAAAGAAAATGGAGGTTATTCGTACACAAAAGATGGATTAAAAAAATTGACTGAGAAATCAAAGGCATTAAATTTGACTGAGGTCGATTTTGAATTAATACAGGTAATCAATCCAGAGGGATTAGAAGAATTTGGATTCCTGAAAGATTGGGTAGAGGGTGTTGAGTTCACAAACATTGAAGAAGAAATAGAATTATAGATATGAAAACAATCGAACCGGTTTCAATTTGGGACAATGGCAAAACACTAAGTGCAACCATTTTAAATGCGTATGCGGTGAATGTAACGTTGGGAAATTCAGCAACGTTTTACTATTCATTAAGTGCTGAAAATGATGATCAAACAATTGGCGCACAGCTTGCACAGGGTAATTTGTCAATGACAGGTGAAGATTATGCACAATGGGAAGTTGATGCCTATGCATGGGATTGGGTTGCAGAGCAATTAAATTTGACAATCACAGGCGATTATATCCCACCTGTGCCACCACAACCAGAACCAGAACCAGAAACACCAATTGATCCGGCAGTCGAATCACCGGCAGTTTAAATGGCATTAGTAAACGGCACAAATGTTGTTTTGTATGAAGGCGATGTGGCATTAGGACATTCCAAATCAGCCACGATGTCTTTGCAAATGGATATGGCCGAATTTACCAATAAGGATTCACAGGGTTGGAAGGAAGTGTTGGCCGGTAAACGATCGGCATCCTTTTCAGCGGAAGGGTTAGTGGATTATTCCGATCAGGTCAATTTTAATGACTTTGCAGAACGGATAATCACACGATCTGAGGTGCAATGGGTATTTCAAACGGCCGGGATGTTTTATTACGGATTGGGATACATTAACAATGTGGAACAAGTTTCCCAAATGGAAAACGTTTCAACGTATTCGGTTGATTTTACAATTTCGGGCCGGATTTATACTGATCAGCGATTGATTTGGAATTTGGTGTTTACCAATTGGGAAAACTTAAATATTCAATGGCAAAATCTATAATGCATTTTGAATATATTTGCATAAAATAAGAGCATAAAATAAAACAAAAATATGGCAACATCGGGAGTATTTAACGGCACGAACCTATTGATCAAAGTTGAGGGGACTGCAATTGCACACACAACATCATGTTCATTGTCTATTTCACAGGACATTGCAGATGCAACAACAAAAAATTCAGGCGGTTGGTCTGAGGGAATCAGCGGTTTACGTTCAGGTGAAATTTCATTTGATGGTTTAGTAAACTACGCATCGGCTGCAAATGCTGAGGAATTAGTCGATTTCGTTTTGAACCGTACAATCATCACTTGTGTATTCGGAACAACGGCAACAGGTGATGTGATTTACACAGCGGAAGGTTACATTGCATCTATTGAGCAATCAGCAGAAATGGAAGCAGCGGTGACATTCTCAGGATCAATCACATTGACAGGCGCAATCGTAAAATCAACAAACGCATAATTTGTTAAATTAAAATACACCCCCTGCATCGGTAATATGGTGCAGGGGTTTAGAGTTTATCACCTAATCAAACACAAATGGAAAATCGCAAACGTGGCTATTGTCAATTAAATATTGGCGGTCAAAATCGCACACTACATTTTTCGATGAATTTTTGGGTTGCATTTGAGGATGCAAGTGGCCACAAAATATCAGAAATCGACAAAGTATTTTCATCAGGAATTTCATTGAATACAATGCGTGCATTAGTTTATGCAGGTTTATTGGCATATGATCAAGAAAACGGAAATGAAATTGATTACAATGTTTTTCAGGTAGGATCGTGGATGGAGGATATGACACCGGATTCATTGACATTGTTAGTGAATACATTAATGGAATCAAGAATTTTGGGTAATGACTTGAATGCAGGTGTGCGCAGAAACGTTGAAAAATCCACAAAAAACCCAAAGCCGATCAACCCCTAACGTGGGACAGAATGCTTGATTTTTACATAGGTCAGGCAGGTATTTCACCGGATCAGTTTTGGCGCAATACTTGGAAAGAAAATGCGTTGTTGGGGGAGAGTTGGAGTGTGAACGTAAATTTGAATTGGGAAATGGCCCGATATATTTCCACAATGATTGTCAATTCGAATGCCGTGAAAAAATCACAAATAATTACACCTGATAAATTATTCCCGTTGCCACAGGATGTGTATTTGGAGAAAGGTAAACCGAAATCAACACCGGAACAATTCAAAGCATTTTTAGAACAAATTGAAAAAAGTCAATCCAAATAATGGGTTGGCTTTTTTTTTAACTTTACATTATGGCAGAGGAACTAAAAGTACGAATAACCGGTGACGCAACCGATTTTGATTTGGCATTATCGGATGCGCAGAAATCATTGGTTGCATTTTCTAAACAAGCAGCGCAATTGGGCAAAACAATGTCCACATATGTAACTGCGCCATTATTGGCGGCAGGTGCTGCATCAATCAAAATGGCATCCGATTTCAATGAATCATTGAATAAAGTTGATGTTTCATTTAAAAGCGCATCTGGATCAGTCACGGAATTTGCAAAAACATCATTAAAAACATACGGTATTGCATCAGGTACGGCATTGGATATGGCATCCAATTTCGGTGATATGGCAACATCAATGGGATTGGGTGTTGGTGAGGCATCTAAATTATCCACATCATTAGTTGGATTGGCCGGTGATATGGCATCCTTTAAAAATATTCGAATTGATGTTGCACAAACAGCATTAAACGGAATTTTTACCGGTGAAACAGAATCATTGAAGCGATTGGGCATTGTAATGACCGAAGCCAACGTGAAAGCATATGCGTTTGCACAGGGCATCACAAAGCAATACGAAACGATGTCACAGGCAGAAAAGGTAATGTTGCGTTATCAATACGTGATGTCGGTGACAAAGAATGCACAGGGTGACTTTGCCAGAACAAACGAAAACGCAGCCAATCAGATGCGTATGTTTGGGGAAGGGATGAAACAATTAAGTGCTGAAATTGGGCAGGTAATGTTGCCAGCGGTTACATCAGTAACAAGGGCGGCCAATGATATGATCAGCGGATTTTCAGGTGCATCAGAGGGAACAAAAGGGTTTGTGGTTGCATTGGGTTTAATTGCAGCAGGAACAGGGCCATTGTTATTTTTGGTGGGAACAATTGTACCGAAAGTAATTGAGGGATTCAATTTAATGAGTGCAGCAGCGGTTAAATTTAATTTGACATTAACATCAGCCACAGGGATTGCAGGATTGGCGGCATTATTTGGGGTTGCTGCAAAATCTGCATATGATTACGCAAAAGCATTGAATCCTGATAATAAGCTAACAGAGCAAGAAAAAAAGGATGCAAATGCAATTAGAGCAAAAAACAAAGAGATATTAGCATCAATTGAATTGCTTAAAAAGCAAAAAGGGATGGCAGGTGGCCCGATTACCGGTTTAAATACGGCACAGGGTATTTCAACGCAATCTTTTGATGCACAAATTGCAGCGCAACAAAAATTGTTAGCGCAAAACAACGCATTAATTGCAGGTTTAGAGAAAAAAAGCAAAACGGATGCTGCATTAACAGCACAAGCAGATGCGGAGGCACAAAAGGAACAAAAAAGAATTTCGGCTGCATTAGGAGGCAAAGAAAAAGCATTTAAAATAGAAAAAGACAATTTGCTTGAAATGCAATTGTTGAAATTGAAAAGTGCTGCATTGGATGAAGAAATTGCCAAAAAGGAATTGAAAATGGCTAAATTTCAGGCATTTGGTGACACATCAAATGTCAAAGATTTGCCAACATTTGCCGGTGATCTTGTAAAGCATTTCGAGAAATTCCCTGCAATTGGTGAAAAGATTATGGGAATCACCACCAATTTAGGCACGTTAAAATCACCATTATCTGTAATGGATGCATCAATTCAAGCATCAACATTATTGCAAACAACACAGCTTGATGGATTATTATTAAAATACAACCAGATTATGTCTGTTGGCCAAATGGTGGCAGATACAACAGGTCAAGCATTTACAGCATTGGGTGATTCAATTGTGGCATCAATGGGTTTTGCATCCACAGGATTTGAAGGTTTTGCACAAATAATGATGCAAACTTTGGTAAAATTAGGAGCAATGATTTTGCAACAAATTGTTATGAATAAAGCATCGGCAATTTCAAGTGCTGTGGCCGGTGCATCACAATCAGCGGCAGCAACAGGGCCGGCTGCAATATTCACACAACCGGCATTCATTGCAACAGCAATTGGTGGTATATTATCTGCATTTGCGGCCATTCCAAAGTTTGCAGCAGGTGGTATCGTATCAGGCCCAACAATGGGTTTGATGGGTGAATATCCGGGTGCAAAATCAAATCCAGAGGTGATTGCACCATTGTCAAAATTACAGGGAATGTTAGATCAAGGCAATGGCGGAACGGCAAATGTATCAGGTGAATTTGTGTTGAGAGGTCAGGATTTGGTGGTGGCATTACAAAGAGCAGAAAAGCAACGAAATAGAATTGGATAATTATGGCATATGGTGTGAAATATCGTTTGGAATTTGCCGACATAAAAGGCAACAAACGAAAGGTTGAGATTTTCAAAAATGGGTACACCGGTGAGGTTTTACCAATGATTGGAACAGGTGAGCCGGTTGAAATTGAGTGGAAGGCTGAGGAAGATTTGTATGAGCCATTAATAGGATCATTATGCACATTGAATTTATTGGTGACAGATGATGTGACCTATGATGACTTTTATTTGTACGATGAACGTGAATACAAAGTCGTGATTTATTACGAATCATCGGCAGGCAATTGGGGAACATATTGGTCGGGTTGGGTTGTAAACGATTTATATTCACAGGCATTGGTTTCCACACCATATTCATTGTCAATCACAGCCACAGACAATTTAGGTCAATTAGATGGATTTGATACGTGGATGCCTGCAGTTAATGTAGATAATCAAACCCTGTGGAAATTTATGTGGAATGCATTAACCAATTTAGGATTGGATTATGACATTTACATTAGCAATGATTTAAGGATTGCAACCGATTCTGCGTGGAAAAACGTGTTTGATCAGGTGACAATCAAAAAGGTCGGATTTTATCACGATTATTATATTATCAACGATGCAAAAATGACATTGCGTTCAATTTTACTTGGATTCAATTGCCGTTTATTTCAATCGTTTGGCCGTTGGTATATTGTGAACAATTCATCGTATGGCGATCAACGAATCATTGCAGGAATCCAAGCAGGAACATACACGGGATCGGGAATTTTAACAGCCAAACAAGCATTTTTAAATGGTGGATCAGAGGAAATCAAATATTGGATTTATAATGCATCTGGGGTTGAGCAATCAACGGTGACAACCAATATGCTGAAAATTGTGCCAACCAATATGCAACCGATTGGCCAAAACCTATTCAGAACACCACGCAGACCGGTTAAAAAATATCAGGAAATTGTGGACATTTCACAACAACAGGTTGATTTAAACCTAAATGCATCGTTTGAATTTGGTTACGAAAATTGGGATACCACATTCGGTGCAGTTGGAACATTTGAGCCAAACGCATTTGCAGGCCGTAAGGCGATTAAATTCACAGGCACAAGTGCATTGGGTGTATATCAAACAAAATTGTTTAGCACAGGGGCAGCAAATGCCATCAAAGGCAATCAATATCAGGTTTTGTTTTCGGTTAATATAGACAAAGGGGGAAGCGACAACAGATTGCCATGGTATTTGCGTATTGAATATGCACCGGGTGTTTATCAATATTGGAGTGAAACAAATAAAACATGGGGTACATCACCCGGATCGGTACTATGGAATGAAACGGCGGTAGTTGGGGCAGGTACATTTGAATCATTCAAATTTACGGCAAAGGAAGCACCAGAACCGGGACAAATTCAATTGGGGTTTGCATTACCTTATGTAAACGCAACCGGATCGTACACAGGTGTGTATTTGGACAATTGTGCGGTACGTAATATTGACAAAGAACAAAACGTTTACAAAGAGGCATATTTTATCAGGGAACAATCAGGCACATTTGTGACATCCGATGTGATGGAGCATAAAGATGTTGTACAGGCCGATGTTGATTCAGTTGTATTTTCGGGTGCATTTACGGATAATAATTCATTCAAACGTGCGCAGGATGCTAATGGTTTATTTTTGGAACAAATAGTCACACAGCAAAGATTGAATGATTTTAGGCAATATTCAATGCAATATGAAGGCGATTTGTATAATATGGATGATTTTGGTGTGATGTCAATGGCTCATAAATTATGGATCAAATTTGACACATTAACCGAAACAGATTCGGCAATTGTTGATTCAATACGTGTTCAATTAAAATCAAACATATATACTTGTCAATTCCACATCCCAAATAATTACACGGATGTGGCAAGCAATTACAGGGTATCGTATCAGGAATAATTTTGTTTTTCATAGGTTTGGTAGTGCGCATCCGTTCATCTTATGGGTGAAGCGGATGTTGATTAGGTTGAATGCAGAATGGTCGTGGAATTATCTACGGCCATTTTTGTTTTATTTGTCGGTTTTACTAATTAGTTAAATGGCTAATTTTGAAAAAAAACTACAAATGGGTTTAAAACACGATCAAATCAAGGATCATTTTTTTTCATCGCCATTATCAATGAAACATTTTTCGGAAAAATACCACGAAACGTATGGTTATGTAGATGCAAAGCAGATGAGAAAAATGATGAGCCGGTACAATATCTTGTCACGTGTAAGGGCTGAAAAAACATTGGCTGATTTACCAAAGGCACAAATCGAATCCACAACATTTTTCGAATTAGAAAATTTTGGAATTGAGGAATCAATTGGTAAGGAATACACATCAGCACGATTACCGGATCATTTAAAGAAAATTGGAATATTATCGGATATTCACGTGCCGTTCCATTCTGTTGAAGCAGTTGTGTGCGCAATTAAGTATTTAAAGGAACAAAAAATTGATTGCTTGTATCTGAATGGAGACACCTTTGACCAATATTCCATCAGCAGACACGAACGTGATCCCGATCTCAGGGACTATCCAAAGGAAGTAGAAATGTGCCGTAATTTCCTGCAAACTTTGCGTGGTATATTTCCAACAATCCCGATTTATTTTAAGGCAGGCAATCACGAAAACAGGCATCAAAGATATATAAACCAACAGGCAGAAGAATTTGCGCAGTTGCACGAATTGCAATTTGAGCAATTTTTTAGATTGGATGTGTTAGACATTAAATATGTTCCTGATTGGCAGGGAATGGAAATGGGCGATTTGTTGGTGTGTCACGGTCACGAATTGATGGCAGGTGGAATGAATCCATCACAAAGCACGTTTAATAAAACGTTTTGCAATACGTTGATTGGACACGTACACAGGACAACAAATACCACCAAAAAGACAGGTTTTAAAGAATACATCCACACGTATTCCACAGGATGTTTGACACAATTATCCCCAAAATATTATCCTTTTGCCCAGCACAATCACGGGTTTGCATTAGTAATGATAACCGATGGGAAGGCAAAGGTTGAAAATATAATGATAAAAGATGGAAAAATTGTGTAGTTTTGCATTGGTAGTAAAGGTTTAATGATTCATACAGTTGTTGTTTAGAAAGGGCAGATCCGATGGTTTTGCCCTTTTTTTGACCGTTAAATAAATAATTTATATTTTTTTGATTTATTTTGTTTGAAATTGTTTGAAAGTTAAAATAAAGGTTGTATGTTTGAATCACAATAACAACGGAGTTATTGAAAAACAACAACAAAAATGAAAAATTTACAAAATTTTATTCCCGCATTTGAAATTTTTAAAGAAAACAGAACATCTGATTGGGTTACAATTTTAATTCCAAAATCAGATTATACTAAGCAATTAGTTCAAAAGAAAATGGAATTTTATATCCAATTAGGTTATTCAGTTAAATAATAAATTTTTAAACAACAAAATTATGTGGAATCTATTAAAAACAATTGACAAAAACGATATTGCAGGTTTAGTTATCGTTTTAACAGCCATTGCAATTTGTGTGAAACTTATGTACATCGTTGGAAACATTTAATCACTACGGAAATGATATACAAAATCACATTTAAAGATAGTTCAGGGTATTACACCGTGACAAAAGATTTTGCCAACACAGATGAGTTGGGCAAATACATTCAGAATGAAATGGCCAATTATGGCGGAAAAGAAATAGGCATTGAGGAATTTGAATCAATGCAGGAAATGTTAGAAAAAAGATATGAGGGTAAAAATTAATCACGGTGAATTACATCAAAAGGTGGCAGACGATTTGAACAAACGAGGGATTCTGCCACCACGAAAAGACAAATG